TCGGTGGTGGTGTGGCCGGAAGGTTGCTTGCAGGCTCCAGGCACATGCTGAAGCTCGCTGTTGACAGCGCTGCGGGTGCCGACAGCATGGCACTCGTCCAGCAGCGCATCGAAGACGTGCGTACGTTCGCGGGAAAGCGGGTCACCGTCAGCTTCAAGGCGAGGGCCACGGTCGACAACTTCAAGGTGGGCCTGGAATTCCAGCAGTCGTTCGGCGCCGGCGGCTCAACGGCAAGGGACAGCATCGGCGGCGGCGTCACGCTCGATACGATGTGGCGCTGGCACCAGTTGAGCGTGGATGTGCCTGGCATCGCAGGGCAGACCCTGGGCGCCGACAGCTATCTACAGCTCAGCCTGTGGCTGGACGCGGGCGCGAACTTCGCAGGTCGCGCGTTCGGGGCGGGACAGAAGAGTGGCGTGGTCTATCTGGCTGAAATGCAGGTCGAGGAGGGTGACACCGCGACCGATTTCGATCGCCGGCCCGAAGCGCTTGAACTGTTGCTGTGCCAGCGCTACTACGAAGCAGTTGATGTGAACCGGATCCTGGGAATCACCTACACCGCCAACGGCGATTCGCGCGCCTGCATCCCGTTCAAGGTACGCAAGCGCGTGGCGCCCAGGATCACCTCGCCCTCCACCGCGCTCAACCTGGTGGGCTTCGGCTCCGAAGGCAGTCTCATCAACTTCAACGGCGGCGATCCGGGCTGGCAGTCCACCGTGGACGCGGCCGTGTTGTCCTCGATGTCCAACAACATGCAGCAATACGGAGCGGTCGTGGTGTGGTCGACCACCTCCCAGGTTCTGGTGCACGCAGACGCGGAGCTCTGAGCCATGAGCGCAATCACGACCGAAACCGGCCGCGTCAGCGGCTTCACCACCAATGCGTCACTGCGCCCCGGACACCGTGTGATCGTGCCCTGCGGTCAGCCGTCCCATCCCGTACCGCCTCATCCCGCCACCGCCCAGGAGCGCACCTCATGATCACCGCCGATGCCCAGCAACTCGAGCCGGGTGGCCGCATTACCGTCTTCGAACTGGACGCCAGCAGTTTCGGTGCCGACCAGCTGTTCTTCCACGCGCACCTGCAGAGCGGTGTGATCATCTGGCAGGGACAGGAGTACGGCCCCTGGCCGATCGAAGCCAGCGGCTTTGAACGAACCAGCGACCAGCCGCCGAACCCGAAACTCCGGGTCAGCAACATCGATGGCCGCATCACCGCGATGTGCCTGCTGTTCGATGATCTGGTCGGCGCCCGTGTCATCCGTCGGCAGACGCTCGCCAAGTACCTGGATGCAGCCAACTTCGAAGAGGGCAATTCCAGCGCCGATCCGGCAGAACACTTCCCCGACGAGGTCTGGTTCATCGAGCGCAAGGTCGGTGAGGACAAGCAGACGGTGGAGTTCGAACTGACCACCGCCATCGATCTCAACGGCGAACAGCTGCCTGGTCGGCAGATCATCGCCGGCATGTGTGGCTGGCTGGTGCGGGGTGGCTACCGCGGCCCCTACTGCGGCTACAACGGTCCGGCGGTTGCCGATGGCGACGACGTGGCCACCGATGACCCCGCCCGCGACCAGTGCGGGGGCCGTGTGCGCAGCTGCAAGATGCGCTTCGGCCAGGACAAGCCTTTGCCCTATGGCGGCTTCCCGGCGGCCGGCCTGCTCCGCTCCTGATCCAGCGCTTCCGATTCTCCACTTCCAGGCCCGCTCGCGCGGGCTATTTTTTTGGGTGAAACATGCAACCAACAACCCTGCAGGCCATCCAGGCACACGCCGTGGCCGAGTACCCGCGCGAGTGCTGCGGGCTGATCGTGGCCATCGAAGGCCACGAGCACTATTTGCCGTGCCGCAACCTCGCGGGCACACCCAGTGAACACTTCCGCCTGCCGGCCGAGGACTATGCCGTGGCCGAGGACAAGGGCGAGGTGCTGGCCCTGGTGCACAGCCATCCGGACGCAGCTGCCACACCGTCCGACGCGGATCGGGTGATGTGCGAGCACAGTGGCCTGACCTGGCACATTGTCAGCGTCGGTCAGGTGGATGGCGAGGCACCCGAATGCGGTGACCTGCAGACCATCCAGCCGAACGGCTATGTTGCGCCGCTGGTCGGCCGCCAGTTCGCCCACGGCGTGCTGGACTGCTACAGCCTGGTGCGCGACTTCCACGCGCGCGAACTGGGCATTTCCTTGTCCGACTACACCCGCGACGACGACTGGTGGGACAAGGGCCAGGACCTGTACAGCCTTGAACGACTGCATGCGGAAGGCTTCGACCTGATCGAAGGCGAACCGCGGCGTGGCGACATGATCCTGATGCAGATCCGCTCGCCGGTGACCAATCACGCCGGCGTCTACCTGGGCGACGGGCAGATGCTGCATCACCTGCACGGTCGTCTTTCCGAGGCCGTGCCCTACGGCGGCATGTGGGCCGAGCGCACCCGTTGCATCGTCCGCCATCGCGAGGTGCGCCATGACTGACCGTCTTCGTACCATCCGCCTGTACGGCAAGCTGGGCGCGCGCTTCGGGCGCAAGTTCCGGCTGGCGGTGAACAGCCCGGCCGAGGCCGTGCATGCCCTATGCGTGATGCTGCCTGGCTTCCAGCAGTACCTGATGGGCGCCAAGTCCAAGGGCATGGAGTTTGCCGTGTTCCTTGGGCGTCAGAACCTCACTAAGGAACAGCTGCATGACCCGCCAGGCGCTGACGACATTCGGATAGCGCCGGTGCTGGTTGGGTCGAAGCGCGGCGGTATTCTCCAGACGATTCTGGGCATAGTCCTCATCGTGGTCGGTGTGTGGACCCAGAACTATCAGCTCGTCTTTCAGGGGGGGGTCATGGTGCTGGGGGGCGTTTCCCAGATGCTCTCCCCGCAGCCAAAAGGCCTGGGCGCAAAAGACAGCCCCGACAACGCCCCCAGCTACAGCATGAACGGCACCGTCAACACGCAGGCGCAGGGCAACCCCGTACCGGTCGCCTATGGCGGCCATGACAAGAAAGGCATGTTCATCGGCTCGGCCGTGATCAGCGGCGGCATCCTGGCGGAGGACCAGTTTTGAACCAGATCATTCATTCCGCACAGCGTGAGCGCAGTGCACCCATACCCACACTGGCCGGCGCAAAAAAGGGCGCCAGCAATGCACGCACGCCGGTGGAAACGCCGGACAGCCTGCACTCGATGGCAGTGGCCCGCATCATCGACCTGGCCAGTGAAGGCGAGATCCGCGGCCTGGTAGCGGGCAAGCAGTCCATCTACCTGGACCAGGTGCCGATCGAGAACCCGGACGGCACGCTGAACTTCTCCGGCGTGGACGTGCAGACGCGCTCAGGTACCCAGGATCAGGAGCACATCAGCGGCTTCCCCTCGATCGAGAACGAAGTCGGCGTCAACGTCGAACTGCGCAGCGACGCGCCGGTGGTTCGCACCGTGTCCGGTGCCGATCTGTCGGCGGTGCGCATCCGCTTTGCGGTGCCCGCGCTGCAGAAGACCAACACCGAAAACGGTGATACCGAGGGCTATCGCATCATGTATGCGGTGGACCTGTCCACCGACGGCGGCCCGTTCAGCACCGTGCTGAACGACGCTTTCAGTGGCAAGACCACCAGCCAGTACGAACGCAGCCGCCGCATCGATCTTCCGGCAGGCAGCCAGTGGCAGGTGCGCATCCGACGGCTGACCGCGAACGCGAACAGCAGCACCATCGCCGATACCGTCAACGTGCTGTCGATGACCGAGATCATCGATGCCAAGCTGCGCTATCCCAACTGCGCGCTGGCGGCAGTGCAGGTCGATGCCAGCCAGTTCCAGAACATTCCCACGCGCTCGTATCAGCTGTGGGGGCGCATCGTACGCATTCCGTCCAACTATGACCCGCTCACCCGCGTCTACAGCGGTGTGTGGGATGGCACCTTCAAGAGTGGCTGGACCAACAATCCGGCGTGGGTGTTCTTCGACATCGTCACCAACGATCGCTTCGGCCTGGGTCATCGCATCCCGCTGGACTGGGTGGACAAGTGGCGCCTCTACCAGATCGCCCGCTACTGCGACGAACTGGTCAGCGATGGCCAGGGCGGCAGGGAGCCGCGATTCACCTGCAGCCTGTACCTGCAGACCCGCGCTGAGGCATACAGGGTGCTGCAGGACATCGCCACCATGTTCCGTGGCATCAGCTTCTATGCAGCCGGCCAGGTCATGGCTTCGGCCGACATGCCCAAGGACCCGCTGCTGACCTACAGCCAGGCCAATGTCATCGAGGGCCGCTTCCACTATGCGGGCAGCAGCCGCACGGCGCGGCACACCGTCGCTCTGGTGTCCTGGATCGATCCGGATGATTTCGGCCGGCAGAAGGTCGAAGTGGTGCAGCACCTGCCGGGGGTCGCCCGCTATGGCATCAACCAGACCGAAGTGACGGCGGTGGGTTGCCATTCGCGTTCGCAGGCGCAGCGCGTGGGCAACCACATCCTGCACACCGAGATGCTGGAAACCGAGACGATCAGCTTCTCGGTGGGGCTGGATGCCCTGGGTTGCATGCCCGGCGACATCATCCAGGTGGCCGACCCGAACCGCGCCGGTCGCCGCAACGCAGGGCGCATCCGCAGCGCGGGTGCGCGCACCTTGGTGCTGGACCAGCCGCCGGAGAAGATTGAAGCCGGTGATACCCTGCGTGCGACGCTGCCCAATGGGCATTCCGAAGCACGTACCGTGCAGTCGGTTGATGGCGAGACGGTCACCGTCACCGCGCCGTGGTCGGCAGTACCGGTCGCGCAGTCGGTCTGGGCACTGGAGTCGCCGGAGCTGGCGCTGCAGCAGTACCGCGTGCTGTCGATCAGTGAAGGCGAAGAGCTGACCTACCAGATCACCGCGCTCAAGCATGTGCCGGGCAAGTACGCCGCCATCGACGATGGCACGCGCCTGGAGCAGCCGCCGATCAGCATCGTGCCACCCAGCGTGCAGCCGCCACCCGCGAACGTGCGGATGGCCTCGCATGTGGTCGTCGACCAGGGTATCGCCACTTCCGTACTCACCATCGAGTGGGACGCGGCGGACAAGGCGATTGCCTATGACGTGGAATGGCGTCGTGGTGATCTCAACTGGGTCCGTGCCGGCCGCGTGGGTACGCAGAGCCTGGAAGTGCGCGGCATCTACGCCGGCCAGTACCTGGCCCGGGTTCGTGCGGTCAATGCGCTGGGTGCGGTGTCGCAGCCGATGGTCAGCGCGCTGACGACGATTGAGGGCAAGACCACGCCACCGCCAGCGCTGTCTTCGCTCACGGTCCGCAGTCGCGTTTTCGGCATCGAGCTGGACTGGCAATTCCCTGTTGGTGCTACCGATACCGAGCGTACCGAGCTCTGGTACAGCACCAGTCCTGACCGTGCAGCGGCCATCAAACTCGGTGACTTTGCCTATCCGCAGTCACGGCACCAGATGAATGGCCTGGCGGCCGGCGCACGTTTCTGGTTCTGGGGTCGCCTGGTTGATCGCAGCGGCAACATAGGTCCATGGCACCCAGTGGGCGCTGGCGTACTGGGAGAGTCCAGCAGCAACCAGGCGGACTATGACGCCTACTTCGCCGGTCGCATCAACGAAAGTGCACTTGGCCAGCAACTGCAGCAGAAGATCGAGCGCGTCAGCGAGGTGCTGCCGCTGGTCTGGGATGCGGAGGCGACCTATACCGCGGGCCAGACCGTCATCCATGACGGCCGGATCTGGAGCTGGCAGGACACTGCAGCGGGCAACGAAACGCCGCCGGGCACGCATTGGAAGGATGTGGGCGATGCGATCGCCGATGCCGGTGCCATTGTCGGTCGGGTCGATCAGCTTGAGATGGATGTCACCGACGTCGACGGCAAGGTGGCTGCGCAGGGGCAGAAAGTCGATGGCCTGTTCGCCCAGGTCAGCGACCACAGCGCGGGCGAGGAGGACTACAACGTCGGTGAGAACGACGTTACCGCCGGCGCCATCACCGTCTACAGCGTGATGGCCGAAAAGGACGCGGCGCTGGCCAAGCGCGTGGACACGGTTGAAGCCTCCATCGATGGCGTACCTGGCAAGATCGAAGGCGTCAGCGCGGCCGTGCAGCAGGTCTCGCAGGCCGTGGTGAATCTGGATGGCAAGGTCAGCGCGACCTACACGGGCAAGGCGCAGATCAGCAGTGCAGGTCAGATCTACATGGCCGGCATGGGTCTGGGCGTCGAGCAGCAGCCCGATGGCAGTTACCAGAGCCAGATCCTGATGCAGGCCGATCGCTTCGCATTGTTCAACACCAACAGTGGCCAGGTCAGTGCGCCGTTCGTGGTACAGGGCGGGCAGACCTTCATCAGCCAGGCATTGATCGGCACTGGCTGGATCCAGAACGCCATGATCGGCGATGTGATCCAGTCCAACGCTATGGGAGCTAATGGCCAGCCCCGATGGAGACTCGACAAGAACGGCACGTTGACGATGAATGGCCCCGAGAACGGCGGCCGCCTGACCATCAATGACAGTGTCATCCACGTTTACGACAGCAGCGGTCGCGTGCGCGTCCGCATGGGGATCTGGTAATGGCAACGGGAATGCAGATTTTCGGCCCGGATGGGCAGATGTGGTTCGACACCAACGATCGTGCCGGAAAGGTGATGGGCGATCTCCATGTAAGCAGTAGTGCCAGCACCTACGTCGGCATGGCCGGAATGGGGGAGCCGTTCGCCATTCTGCCAACGACCTTCTGGGACAGCTGGCAAGATCAGAACGGCAACCAGTTCTCGGCGCCGAACATGGCCAGCATGAGCTTTAGGAGCCAGGGGGCCTACGGAGACTACCTGACCCTCAGTTTTACCTTCATGACCACAACCAGTCCCAATGCCTATCTTTTCTACGGGAGTTTCTGATGACCGTCGGTCTTGAGGTAACAAATGACAGCGGTGTTCCCGTTCTTGTCAATTCACACGCGATGGCTTTCTTTGCCGCTGGCAAAGGTGTTGAATCAATCGGTAGCAACACATCGCCGCTGGGCCAGAGTGGCTCTGTCACCCTGCCTAGGCAGAGCGTGCCGTACCTGGTATTCATCCGCTGCAATAACGGCTCCACGCGTATCGGTACCGGCACCGACGGATTCGGCTGGAACAT